ATTATCTATGTTTTTGCTTACACCAATTACTTTTAATTGAGATAACCCCGTAGTGAAAGTTGAGTCGTCTAACTCTACTGCTGATACGTAGTTAGCTGAATCGCCAGCTGCGTATGTAATAAAGTTGTATCCACCAAAAATATCACCCTGCACAGATGCAGTTGTATTGTCTGATTGGATCTCAAATCTTTCATAAGGATCATCTGCTACAAAGCCAACGATATCTGTTGCAGTGTTACTTGCTTTCAGATGGTTAGCCCATGTAGGCTTGCTTGTGTTTGCGTCAGTATAAAAAACACCGTTAAGTGAACCTAATACTCTGTCTGTCGCTCCGCTTGCGCTTTGAACAGCAATAACTCCGCCAGCCGCTGCCGTAACAGGGTCGCCGAAATAAATAGCGCTTGAACTAGCTGCTATTGAGTACTCAGATAAACCTTGGTTGTCATCATTCTGACCAACTTTACCAATCGGTCTAAGACCGAAAGGACTGTTTTTATTTGCCATGATGGCCTCCTTACTTATTTAGTTTATCTTTTTGTGGTTAGGAATCGTTAAAAAATTAACTTTTCTTCGAGCCACCAAAAGTTACACGAGTCTGTCGATCAATATTGACCGGCATACTTGGGTGCTCTTCCTTCATAAGATCGTTGTCTAGCGCTTCGACTTTATCATTATGTTGTTTCGCATAATAATCTGCGCGCGCTTGCACAATCTCTTCAGGTACCCTAGCGAGCACTAGGCCGCCAACTCCGATCACTCCCTTGTATTTACCGTCTTCAACAATTGGATATTGCCCATCTGGATATTCATCAGCTCTCACTAACTCATAACCTGATCTTAATCTTCCTTGAACATTTTTTGTGTCCTGGAATCCTAAAGATTCGGCCCTTATCCACCTATGTTTAAAACCTGTTGGTGCAGGGGGTGCATCTAAAGATGATGGTGGAGTCCAAACTTGTTTCTTCTTAGAAACTATATCTCTCGTTTGACTCGCACGGGAAGTTTTTTTGTCATTACTCATATGCTTTACGCCTCCTTCGTGATTTGTTTTTGTTTCGCATATTCTTCAAGTGGCACACCTAATTTTTTAGCGATTGCTACTTCCGACGATGTGAGTCGGACTGTTTTGCGACTACTCTTTGTACTTCGCTTCGCTGAAGCTACTGTTTGTACGGGTTTAGTCGAATTTTCTCCCTTATCGCTTATCTTACCAAATTTATGCGGGAATTCAAGTCTTATTCTCTTGTCAACCTCGGCATAATATTCGTCACTTGCAGGATCAAAACCTTCTTGTTCTGTTAGCTGATTATGCATGTCTATTGCAGTTACCGTCATGGCTCTATCTTGCCCAAACCATGCGTTTTTTTCTGCCCATGCTTCTGCTCTAGGATCTGGTGTTCCTCTAGCTGCTAAAGTCCTTTGAAGATCTGGGTCCTTTTTTGTTGCTTTTTGTTTATTATACTCTTCTTGAGCCGCTTTTGTTTCTTGAAGTTTAGCTTTTTTATAACCAAGTTCAGATATTTCAGTCATTGCAGTTGCTTCAGCGCCTAGATCTTGTGCTTCTCTAGCTGCTGCAAGTTTTGCTTTAGCTGCTTCAATACCTGAAGTTATTCTTTCTTCTGATACTGAAATATATCCTGGCTCAAGCTTCGCAAGTTTTTGGTCAGCTTGTTTTTTAGCTTTGATTTGAGCTTGAGCATAATTAATTGCTTCATCTTTTTGTCTCTCAGCTTCACGCCATTTTTTAGTTAGTTTTGCTATTCTTTTCTGAACGGATTCAGAGTAATCTTTTAATTCGTCTTTTTCTTCTTTCTTTTCTTCACTAGGTTTTTCTAGTTTGATCTCTCTTTCATTTTCAAATGTTTTATCCTCTGGGATTTTTTCATCTTCTACCACAGGTCTAACATTTGGTTCTTCTTTAACTGTTTCTTTTTCTTCGATAACAGCTTCATCTTTTTGTTCAGGGATATCGACATCCATCGCTGGACCAGAAGTATCGAGATCTACTGTTTTTTCTTTTTTCACTTCTTCAGTGTCTGGCATAGTATCCTCCTATGTTTAATATTGATGAAGTATGTCTTCGGGATTTTCGATGGTTGCTAAAACTTCATCATCATTTAGCAATCTTACTTCCCCGCCATCGATAGTGATTCGACTTCCTGCATATCTTGCAAAAATAACCCAATCACCCTTTTTACACCAAGGTCCTTCTGGAAATTTTTCCTTATCATAACAATGTGGTCCTTGAGCTAGAACAAGACCACAAGTAGAAGCTACTTGTTGTCTTTCTAAAGTATCTTGGCCCAGGAATAATCCACCTTTAGTTTTTTCAGGTAATTTAAATGGAAGAATTAACATTCTCCATCCAGTTGGCTTAGGTAATTTTGTTGATTCTTTTTTCTTTAAACGTTCATAACCATCCACTTCTTTTTGATGATCCTGTTCGTATTTTTCTAATAATGCGGGTTTTTTATCTTCTTGTTTATTCGTCTGGGGTGTTGAATTTGATGACTGTTCCTTCATGTTTTTGCTCCTTTTTCTTCAGCAGGTTAGAGATATCCTGTGATATTTTATAATAGGCATGTGCCTGTCCCATCATATACTTATATTTTTCCATATTGTCAACCCCACCACTGATCATAGCATCACCTATTTGTTGATACAGTTCTTTAAGCTGACGTTGGATTTTATTAATTATTGTTATCTCGTCCATTCTTTTTTATTTCCTTTCCACATTGGCATCTTTTTCCAAAGATTCTTTCTATTATTTTATTAAACCATTCCTTTATAATATTTTGCATAAGATTTATTTCCTACGGATACTCCACCTAGATCACCAGATATATAACTTCCATTATAATTAGATTGTGCTTGTCTAATCATAGAATCACTTCCACCGTGTTTAAAATGTTTTCTACCCTCAAGAGCTACTGATCTTGCGGTTTTAACCGGTGGTTTTCTTTTCTTCTTACCCTGCATTGCAGTGATAAGTTGCTTAAGTTTTTTATTCATTACACTTTTGATCTTGCACCAACTAAAGTAATATTAGCGTTTGATCCTTTATGATCAATTGCTCTTCTTCCCTTAGTGATATTGATTGGAACTGCATGAGCCGTACCAGTAGGCGCTAATCCAGAACTTGCTGGAGTCGGAGGTGTTATTCCTCTGCCATTGCCTGCACTTGTAGGTCCATTTTTAATCAATATGCTAGTGTTGATTCCTCTTCTATTCATACTATCCTCGTTTTAATTCACGTATGACTCTTCTCTTCTCTGCTTTAAGATTTCTCTTACCTTTTCTAGTACGAGCTCTTTCAGCATCAACACGACCTAATTCTTCAAGTCTATTCATACGTCTTGTGTTTCTAGCTCTTCCACCTTTTCTCATATTTTTTCTAGTAGGCATCTGAGCAGTAGAATCAAAATGTTGTACCATTTGTTTCTCCTTATTTATTTACTTTGTTTTTACGACCAAACTTAGGTTTTCTTTTACCCCAAGCACCGTAAGACTCATCTCTACGAGCTTTCATAGATTGTTTCTTACCGGATTCTTTTCCACGTCTCATTCCTAATGACTCATCTTCTCTAGCAGCGTAGCCTTGTTTTTTCTTCTTAGCTGAACCACCTTTTTTATACGGGAATCTGACGTTACTTCTTACACCGTTTTGTCTCATATTTTTCCTCCGTTATTTTTTTCCATTTCGGAAAATCTGTGTACCCTTTATACCAAAAATACTCGCACATACAAGTATCCATAAATTAGTGAACCATGTCGGCAATGCTTGGAAATGTTCGAAGAAGGTTTTTATCTTCTCCATAGCCGCCGGATCGTCCGACCAGACCCCCCAAGCGAGCACCAAAATGGGCAACGTTAATATCGCTAAAACCACCTCGTCCTTGTAGTCGTTTTGACGGGCTTCTAAAAGTTTTCCCTGGTATTGTTCTTCACCTCGCGCTTGTCGCTCGGCGTGCATTAACTGTGCATCAGACATAGCCATCTTCGTCTTTTGACGATTAGCATAAATCTTACTTCCAGCGTTTATCGCTAACTTAATTGCACTGAACCACATACCTTAATACCAAGTTGCAGTCTTGCTTTTAGATTTTAGCATTCTTTTAGTTCCTTTAACCTCAACTTTATCACCAGTTGGAATTACATTTCTCTGTATTCCATTAGCGTTAGTTTTAGATCTAGGATCCCACTCCAAATTTTGACTTGGAGTCTCAATATCGATGCCGCCTTTTGCGTATCCATCTTTATTGATGCCTAATGCTTTGTTTGCATCTACTTTAGCCATACGTTCTCCTTATTTTTTTCTTAGCTTCTTCAATGTTATAGCAAATCGAGCTCTTTGTCCAAGCTTTCCTCCCTTTTTAGCCGCAGCTTGCAGCTTAGAAGCAGGGATTGTCTTGCCTTTTTTAATTCCTAGAGATTTTCTTAATGCTCCAGGTTTTTTTATCGCCTTTTTTATGTTTAGCGTCATTTATTTTCTCCTTTGTATTTTTCAATCTCAACACTTGGTATCATCTTGTCCACATTTGGAATAGATTTACTCAAAATTGTCTTTTCAATTGAAGTATCAGCTCTTAGTTTAGCTAATTTCTCGTTTTGATCCAACTTTTCGTCCTGAACTTGTTGGTTCATCATCGCTTTCATACGATCAAGGTTAATTCTTTCCTCTTCGTATTGTTTTTTTCTAAAGTTTTCAGCTGCTCTAAGGTCTAATTCTCTTGCTCTTAACTTAGCAATTGGATCATTATCAAATTGTGAAGTGATAGCTTTCTCTTCCTTCATAAATTCTTCCATCATTTCAGCAATTAAGATAGCTTTCCTTGCTTCGATTCTTAAAGTTAAGTCTTGAACTTGCATTTGCACCTGTGGATTCATTTGAGCCATCTGTTGCATTTGCGCGAGTTGTGGTAATTCGTTTCTAAATTCTAATTCAATCTGTTCTTGAGCCATTAAGCTTATGTGTTCCATTACATTTTTCTCCATAGCTGCCATTAACATTGGATTATTACGTGCAATGTTGGTTGCCATAAAGTTTAAGTGTGCAGTAATGTGAGCTCTATGATCTTGACCAGGAAAAGCTTGAAAAGGTTTGCCTGACATAGCCATAATATTCTCAACCGCTGGATCCATTGGAGTAGGTGGTTGAGGTTTAATTAAAACTTGATCAATATTTTTAACTCCTAACGCTTCATACATATGTCTATACGCTTGATACAAATTATGCATCTGCGGATTAGAAGTTGCCAGTTGCAACTCTGTTTGCGCGAGGGAAATACGCTGAGTTTGTGAGAAAATGTTGGGATCAGCAACTGGCAGTATATCTACCCGATCATCAAAGTCTTGTTGTTTAATCATTCTTTGACCCCCAACGACGTCGTACGGATATTCCGGTGGCAGATATAACTTGAATACTCTTGCTAATAACTTAAATTCTTGTTTAAGAGCCGAGTAAATTCTTTTATGTATTGCTGACATAGTTCTGCTTCCTCTTTCAAGAAGAGCGACTGTTGTTCCAACAGCGGCTTGTTGATTGCCATCACCAACTTGAAGATCTGCAATTGAAGCAAATCTTTGACCAGCTGTAACTACAATACCCATTAACTGTAATAAAGTTTGAGAAGGTTCTTTAAATGGTAACATCATAAATGAATCTTTAAGATTACCACCAGGCGCATCTACATCTCTAAACTCACCAGGTTGAATTGATTGCGCATCATCTCTAATTCTAATGCCACGCATTTTAAATCCTGCGGGTAGATTGGAAAGCGTACCCGCATCCAATAATTGACGAAGAGCTGCTGTTGCAGTTCTAGATAAACCACCAATCATATGGATGAGACCAAAACCATAAAAACCAAGTCCAGGCAGAAATTTAAAATGAACAAAGTATTCTATTTTATTTCGTTTTGGATCCCCAATTTCGTAATTTCTTTTAATTGATAAAACTTTTCTTGATGATTCTTCAATCGTTACAATGTAAGGAATTTTAATTCCTGAAGGTTCGCCATCTTCATCTGTATGTTCAAATCCTTCAATATCTAAATTAATATGACATTCTAAAAGAGTATAAACATCATCATCTTTAGTTTTTCTTTGACCTTCTAATTCTCTCTCTTTTTTCTTAACATCATTTTCCATTTGAGCTGGTGTTCCCAATTCTATATCCAAATAAAAACCAGCTACTTGTTGTTTTCTTAATTCGTTTTTAGAAACTTTTACCCGATGGATGATTGCTTCCGCATCTTCTAATGAGGTAGCAGTATACGGTACAATCAAATCATCTGCGGGTACAAACTTTGATGCAGCTTTTCCTTCTAGTTCATCATAATAAACTTTTTTAAAAGCTGATCCTGCTAAAGGTAAATAAAATAGCATTTGATCAAAGTCCGGCTCATAGTCTTTCATTTTTTCCATGAGCTCAAAATTCATATAATCTTTTACTCTTTGCGCTTGTTGCGTCTTCTCAACATTCGGCGCGCCAACCACCTGCGTTCTAACGGGGCCATCGGGTGGGAGTAATTCTTTATAAGCGAGCGCTTGAAACTGCGTAACAGCTTCTGCAAGAACTGGGTGAGTCGCTCCAGACGCTCCTTGAAATGGTTCGGTTCGCATATCATATTTAAATCCTAATAAATCTAATCCGGTAGTATAAGTTCTTTCCCATTCTTTTCTACCCATTTGATAATCCATATATTTGCCAGACAAGTCTGCACCAATTTCATTGTTAACGTGGTCTGGTAAAAATTCTGCTAAGTTTGCGTAATGCTCATCGCCACCTTCGGGTGTGGCTGCTTGTGGATCGAGATCAACTGTAACTGATCCATCTTCTGCTTCTTCTATTTCAACTGGTCCTTTAGCGGTTTCTTCAACTTCTATTTCTTCTGAAAGCTGTTCTTCTATTTCCTCTTCGCCCGGGATGTTAAATTCTTTTCTAGGCTCGTTTGGTAGAGCCTTGTCTATTTTGTCTGCCATTTGTTTTCTCCAATTTAACTGTTCTAACAGTATTATAGTTAACTTTCAAGCCCTGAGGCATGGGTCCTGATTCAGGCGCCAGGAGCCAGGTCTTAGGATATACCTGCGATTTGTTTCGCGTATTTGCCATATACTGGTCCTCCTTTTTGGAATCTAGGTAAAAGCTTTTGTTGTATAAAATCTGTAAATAGTTTTTTATCTCCTTGATCTGTAATAACTTGATTTATAATATCTAAATAATCTCCAGCCAGTTTTAATTTTTCACCAGGGACTACTCCTTTTTCAGTTTCAATTTCTCC